CTGCGATCAGTGTGCACTTGTTCAGCATGGGGTTGCAACCCCATACCCCGCAGTTCTTCAGATTCGAGCATGCAGCATAATTGCAATAGCTGCATTGAACGATTGTGCGCAACTCCGTGACTCCGCTTCGCTCCGGGCCGTGCGGCCAGGGAGGATCAGGTTAAAGGTATGCCAGCAATAGTCTGGGGCTGGCCTGAGTCTGGCTCAAAATCCAGAAATACGCCCTCTTTCACGTATGTTTCACAATTGCGCTTTGAGGTCTTATAGGGCGTGCCGCGTTGCGTGTAGCAGTCGCATCGCTCAGACATTTTGATGCACGCAGCAGGTTTTGGCACTGCTTGCGGGACTGTCAAATTGTCATAAACAGGCGCTGTATGCACGATGCCGGGGATACGCGGCTCATAGCTATCAACGTATTCTTGCCGCGTTTTTGGCTGCTGCATTTGCGTAGGCTGCTGCTGTGGCTGCAGGGCGCTTTGGAACTGCTGTGGCGTGTTTTGAGCTGCTGCAACTTGCTGTGCGTTTGCCTTGTGCTTGTCAGCATCGAATATGCCGATAAACGTGGGCAGCTTCCAAACTGCGACGGCCATGGCAGCTGCTAAGAACCAGAGAATGCCCGGCAATTTTCGAGTTTGCTTTGTGTGTAGCTCAGCGCTTTTGTAGAGCTTGAAAACGCTTTTGTTGTAGCGCCAGAGCTTCTTAGCAATGCTCTTTGAATACATGAGCGAGCGGCTTGCGTGGTCCCACTCATACACGATACAAGTGCGCGTGCCCCCTAGCCTGCGCACGTGAATATGCTGACCAACAAGGCTGACCATGTTGCGATCTGTGAGATTCACACCTTGGGTAATCAAGATGAAGTCAACGCCCATATGCCGATGCGTTTCGAGTGCTTCGATGTAGGCGGGCACTGCAGAGCCGTTGGGCCGTGGCTTCCACTCTTTTTGCACTTCATCGAAGACGATCACACTACCCGGCTTAGCCCATTCGTGCCAGTTTTTAAGCCCGCCTTTTTCGCTGCCATCAATCAGTTCATGCTCAATTGCGAGGCCGTTGATGTTTGAGTAGATGACACGCGGAATTTCTTCTGTTGAGCCGTCATCATGGGTTTTAGTTACCGTGGTGCCCGTCAACTTCTTCAAGATTTCTTGAATTGCATAGAGCGTTTTTCCTGCACCTGGTGTGCCTGTGATGATGGTAATCATTGGCTATTCGTGCTCATAAAACGCAAAGCCTTTGTAGCTTGCACAATCAGAATTTTTGTCGTGATGGCACCAGTGATAATGCCAAGGGCTTGGCCCATGCCTGCGAGCATGAATAGGCCAAAAACGTCAGCAGGAAGGCCGCCGATGTTGTTGACAAGAGCATTTTTAATTTGATCGATGACTGAGTTAATGCCGACGACAGAGACAAGCCCGATGCCAAGGGCAATCAAAATCCTACTGATCAGCGGCTTGACAAGTGAGAGCAAAAAAAGTGCGAGCTGAGGCATTATTCGTTCCTCGGAATCAAGATCATGAGCGCAGACATAAACGCAAGTGCAAGAACGATAGGGCGAACATAGCCGCTAATAAATCCGCAGGCCATGGCCCAGTCCCAGACCGTTAAAGACTGGTTGCCAACTGTTGTAACTGCATTAGCTGGACAAGAGCCACTGCCTGAAAATAGCGATTCAGCTTGATAAGTAATCGTGATGGTTTCGGGGCCTGAGCCTTCACCGTTGCCGCCTTCGACTTCTTCAATGCCAGAGCATGCAAGTGCCTTTGGGTTCTCTTTGCAGTACTTATCAATATCGCTATCGCCCTCGCCTTCACCGCCTTCACCGTTACCACCGCCGCCTGTGCCGGGCTTTTGATTTTTGATAGCGTCTTCGATTTTTTTGAGGCTTTGATCTAGCTTAGAGGTGCCTGCATCAACTGCATCTTTAACGCCATCAACGGATTTTTTTGTGCTATTGATTGCATCTTTTGTTTGCTTTGCAGCGTCTTTAACAGCTTCGGTGTTTTTATCAACTGCGTTTTTTGTTGCCGCAACTTCTTTTGTGTTTTCAACGACAGCTTCTGTATTGATATCAACCGCTTTTTCAACATCACGAACAGCTGCTTCTACTTGCACATCTTGAACATTACACCGCGGTTGTCCAGGAGCGCCACAGCTACCGCCCTCACCCTCTCCGTTGCCATCTCCGCTGCCATCTTCTCTTGGCTTTGTTGGTTCTTTTTCTTTAGCATCAGGGACACAAATATCAGCATTAGGCTGTAGCTTGAAGCCCTTAGGGCACTCGCGGTTAGTTTCTTTATCGGGAACGCATACACCCTTTACATACTTACTTGGAACATGGCCATTGGGGCACTCGCGGTCAGGTTCTTCTTCCGGAACACACACATTTGCCGCAAATTTACTCGGCACATAGCCTTTAGGGCACTTGTCGTCATTTTTTTCGTCATCATCACCCTTGCCATCGTCGGGTGTGCACTCATTACCCGTCTGTTTTGCGGGACCGTAAATGCCCTGAGAATCTGGGCCTACAAGCATGCCTTCAAATGTCACTGAAACCTCACAGCCACCGGGTGTGCATGTGAGATTGCCTCCGTTTAAATCAATCTCTTTGACGTTCCACGCTTCTTGCGTGCCCATGTCTTTATCTGCTTCGCATTTTTTTGGTGGAGCAGCAGAACACATGGCATTGCGGTATACATCACCTACTTTGCAAAAATGCATGTTCAATAGCGGCTGAAAAGTAGCAGGGTTTGGGTGTGGTGTATTCCATTCATAAGCAAGAAATCTACCTGAGCTAGCTTGAACAGCAAGGTTTTGAGTACGGCAAGCACTGATTTGCGAAGCCTGCTGATAGTAGCCACAAGCAGAATGAAACGGTGCATAAGGCTGTGTTTGGGCTGAAACTTGCGATGCAAGAAAAATCAGCGGAATGCAACATAAATAACGAGCAAAATGCCGCCAGCAACTAAGAAATTTAGAGGGTCGAACATGGCTTTTAGTCATCGTTTGAAACGCTGAACAAGTTGTAGAGCTGCTTAGCAAGAAACACAGCAAGCGCAGCGACAAAAAAAAGTGAGCCAGCCTCGAAAAGCTGCTCACGCTGTGCAGGGTTGTCCGGCGGTGGGGCAATCTGAATAGTGATAACACCCTGCTCTGTTGTGACCTGATGTGTTTGATTTTCAGACATACCCCAACCCCATCGATTGCTTAGAACCAGCCCATTTTTGTGCCCAACTTTTTCAGGCCCCAAATTGCAACACCTGCGGCCAGAACCAAGCCAATAGCTGCAAGAGCATCAGTTTGATATTCAGTAATCGCAGATGAAACCTCAGATGGCAATGCAGCATGTGCGCTACTTGCTGCAGCAATTGCGATAGCTGTTGTAGCAGCTACTTTGGCTTTAATCGATGCGGCAAAGCCGCGTACTTTTTGTGCGTTCATGATGATTTCCTTCGATGCGGTTTAAAGAAGCAAGGCCGGTGCATCAGTCGGCTTTGCTTGAAAATTAAATGTGATCCTTGATCGCCTTAAATTGCTGTCCACGAAGCTCATGCACGTACTCTTGAGACAAATACCAAGCATGGCTTGCAAAATCAGAACGGTCTTGATCAGTTGACTGATATGCAATTTGCAAAAGCCAAAGCTGAAATTGCTCAAAGCTAGGTTGACCCACGGTAAGGGCGTGTTCAATCTGATCTGTTGTTAATGGCATTTATGACTTAGGCCTGCTTTTTAACGGTCTCAACCGGGCGAATTTCAGTCACGATGGTTTCACGCTTGCCAAAGCGCATCACGTCCTCTGTAGTTACCTCGGCAACGATAGGAAAAGGCAGGTGTTGAATGCGGCGCAGAATTTCAACATCCAACTGATATTTGTCGCCCATGTAACCCTTAGCTACGTTGTCAGCGCCCATAGCCGGGGCCAACTTTGTCAGCGTGTAAACACTACCAATGCTGTATGGATTGCCGGTCTTTTTCGATACGCCTTCACTGATTTCAATGCCGACGATTTGCTTTTGTTCAACTGCCATTTTTTACGCTGCCTTTCGTGCAAGGTCACATACCCCGGACCAGGAGGGGCCAGCCGCCAGACTGGATAGATTGACACGCCTAGGAACGCCGATAACACGGACTTCTTTGACGAGACTGGCGATTTCAAAATCTTCAGTTGTAGACATTACGTCGATGGCTTTGCCATACGTGCGACGCAAGTGCACAAGCAAATGCGAAAGCGTGACTTCGCCTTCTGTACGCTTTGTTGGGATTTTTTCCGCACCGCATTCGTTATCAAGCAGGTCTTTAAGCACTGGATAAGCGCCTGCAAAGTACTTATCACGCTCTGTAAGGGCTTCAAGCGGTATCGTGCGATCACGGTTGCCAAATTGGACTTCGTAGCGTGTCCACGGGCTGTTTGCTTGCCCGAGTTGCTGGCCCTTTTCATAGGCCCGCAAAACTTTGCCGTTTTTAGCTTTTCCGATGTACAAGGTGCGCTCTCTTTCGTTGAGCCAGTCGCCTGCTTGCGAAGTCGCAGGCGGACGACCGGAACTAGTAAATTTGCCTGCGCGATAGAACGTCACTGCATCGTCTACCGTGTATTCACCATTGATAAAATCGACACACAAATCAAGTCGTGTAACCTTGGCATTGAGCTCCTGCAACCAGTTGCGCATTGCGTACCAGTTGTCGATCAATGAGCAGCCAGCACCGGGTATTGAGAGCATCCATGTACCCATTTGGGCCTCACCGCCGAAGCCCAAAAACCCGATGGCTTGCTTGCGTGAGCCGACATGTGCAAACAGAGCGACGCTCTTTGCATAACCACGAATGCCCTTACCTTCATCAAGTCCAGAAACAGGCCGAGCCATGATTTCTGACAGCTTGTGAATCACGTCTTCGACAGTCAATTCTTGAGGCTTGAAGGTGCAATTTAGCCAGTCGACCTTAGCTTGTTGTGTGGGGGTACTTTCCCCCCGTGTTACCGGACGGGGGGAAGTGGTTGCATTTTTCATCGTGCGACCTCCACGCCCGCACCGGCTCGTGCGGCGCAAGCTTGCCCGGCCGCTGCGGGCTTAGGCTGAACGAACAAGGGATGTTGCAAAAACTTCGCCTGCATCGGCAACAGGTGTGCAACTGGACGCGGCTGCAGGCTTGGCAATGCGCAATCAAGGACTTCGGCAATGTGTTTCATACTGCACCCGCCAATGCACATTCAGACCAATACTTGCAATCAGCACGAACAGAACCGTACTCATCAAAGAATACAAATGCGCCGTAGAGCATAAAAACGAAAGCGATAGCGTTTGCCATTAAAAATCCGTACCGCAAGAAGTGCAGACAGAAGACGATGCGCCAATGTCGAAGTCTTCAATCATGAAACCACAGGATGGGCAAGGCATAGTCGTAGAGCCAACTTCGGTCACGAAAGCGCCGCAGGACGGGCAATCACCATCGCCATTGTCGAAACCTTCCCAGCCGCATTCACCGCATTCGCATTGCATTTTTACGCTCCTAAAATCTCACACCCTGCGAGATATTGTGGCGAATGTATCATTAAATCTTACAGGTTGCGAGACATTTTTTCTCACAACCTGTCAGAATTGCATTTCTAACAGCCTGAAAGAGTTCTAAAAATGCCACAAACCCTTGATTTACTTAAAAAAGCTCTGGAAATAAAAAATGCTGCCCGTTGGCAGCATGATTTAAATTTAAGCAGTGGGGCAATTTACACAGCAAGAAAACGTGGCCGTTTAAGCCCTACTCTTGCAGGACAGCTAGCTATTGCGCTCAAAGAAGATCCTATGCAATGGACAGCAATTGCTGCCCTTGAAGCTGAGCCAGACAGCCCGCTATTACAAAGCCTCAAGCAAACGTTACAGTCTGTATATTATGTTAAATGTTTAATTGACAAACATAAACCATCATTCAGTAGCACCCCACTGGCCCGCATCATGCGGGCTTGTTCATTTTGGAGACCCTGAATGCTCGCCCCTACACAGACACCTTCTATCACTTGGATGCTTGCAGACATACCACATACAGACAAGCAAATAGCAAGATACCTAGGAGTTTCAGTGCGAACTGTGCAGCGCTACAGGAAAACGAACAATGCGCCGATGGCAATTTATCGAGCGCTATTTTGGGAAACACGTTGGGGACGGTCTGCAGTGCATGTGAAAGCCCAAAACGATGCTGACCGTTGGCGACAATATGCACAGTCACTTGAACGACAAAATATCGCTCTCACCGATTACATCAAATTACTTGAATGTTCTGGCAATGGCAAAGCCGCAAATGCTCCCGTTTTTAAGTTCGGTTGAGCAAGGATAGAATGCAACTATTCGTAACCCATCACCCAGACATGAAACTTGAAGAGCACAAAAAAGAAGGTAGCAAAATACTTTGGCTTTTTGCAATTAGCGCTGCACTGATTGCCGTTGCCGTGATGGCTTCTATCTTCATTGCCAGTAAAGAACAAATGAAAAAAAAGGCGATAGCTGAAAAAAATCAACCACATATACGCCCTATCTCTCAACAGGCTGTCCAGCAAAAAAGGTATGAGCCAAAACAACAATCAACAGAACCTACGATCATTAGGCGAGAAATTAGGAAAACCGGCGGTCAAAGCAAGGAAAGTTGCTTACAACAATCGAATGGCACATTTGACAATAACTATGTGAAGTGTCGTGAGGGCGAATCGAAAGAGGTTTGGGTAAGAGTAAATTAAATACCGTTTGTATTCAGGCCCCGAGATACGTTAGTTGCTTGAAAAGATTGCGCAGCGGGAGCATGTTGCAGCTACTTGCGGTGTGCGTTGACACGTTGCAGAGCGTTTGGCATTGCGTGATCTGCGATCAGTGTGCACTTGTTCAGCATGGGGTTGCAACCCCATACCCCGCAGTTCTTCAGATTCGAGCATGCAGCATAATTGCAATAGCTGCATTGAACGATTGTGCGCAACTCCGTGACTCCGCTTCGCTCCGGGCCGTGCGGCCAGGGAGGATCAGGTTAAAGGTATGCCAGCAATAGTCTGGGGCTGGCCTGAGTCTGGCTCAAAATCCAGAAATACGCCCTCTTTCACGTATGTTTCACAATTGCGCTTTGAGGTCTTATAGGGCGTGCCGCGTTGCGTGTAGCAGTCGCATCGCTCAGACATTTTGATGCACGCAGCAGGTTTTGGCACTGCTTGCGGGACTGTCAAATTGTCATAAACAGGCGCTGTATGCACGATGCCGGGGATACGCGGCTCATAGCTATCAACGTATTCTTGCCGCGTTTTTGGCTGCTGCATTTGCGTAGGCTGCTGCTGTGGCTGCAGGGCGCTTTGGAACTGCTGTGGCGTGTTTTGAGCTGCTGCAACTTGCTGTGCGTTTGCCTTGTGCTTGTCAGCATCGAATATGCCGATAAACGTGGGCAGCTTCCAAACTGCGACGGCCATGGCAGCTGCTAAGAACCAGAGAATGCCCGGCAATTTTCGAGTTTGCTTTGTGTGTAGCTCAGCGCTTTTGTAGAGCTTGAAAACGCTTTTGTTGTAGCGCCAGAGCTTCTTAGCAATGCTCTTTGAATACATGAGCGAGCGGCTTGCGTGGTCCCACTCATACACGATACAAGTGCGCGTGCCCCCTAGCCTGCGCACGTGAATATGCTGACCAAC